GACGCTCACCGATGTGAAGGCGTGGCTTCAGACGGGGCAGAGCGCCTTTCCTGCGACCGACGACGCGCTGTTGACGCGTCTGATCACGGCAGCGAGTCAATTCGTTCAAACGTGGCTCAACCGGCAGATCGCTTCCCAGGACTGGATCGAGACCCGTGATGGAATGGGGAACGCCCTCGGCCCGTGGGAGGCGCGATACCAATTCGCGGCATTCCCGGTGAGTGCCGTCAGCCTCGTTGTCGTCGACGGCTTGATGATTCCGCCGATCCCAGCTCCCCTATCGGGGCAATCTGGCAGTGTAGTCGCCAGCTCCTTTGCTACACTAGCAGGGTACCTGTTCACCCCGACGCAGCTCGTGACCAGAGGTTACGCCGTGCCGCGCAAGGCGGGATGCGTGACCCTGCAATACACCGCGGGCTATTCGGTAACACCCCCCGATCTCGCCCAGGCCTGCATTGAGCTCGTGGCGCTGCGGTACCGCGAACGCAGCCGCATCGGCGAGATTGCGCGGGCGATAGGCGGCGGCGAGACCGTGTCGTACTCGCAAAAGGACATGAGTGATTCGACCAAGACGCTGATCCAGCAATACCGCATCTTCGCGCCGATCTCAGGCTTCCTGATGCCGGCTTCGACCCAAACAGATACGGCTACGCTCGCCGGTGCTGTGTGATCACGGCTTATCTCGTCGGCGACCAGCAGATGCTGGAGCGATTGCGGGCACTGCCTGATGCGATCAATTCGGGGCTACTGCGTGCGATCACCCAGCTCGGGATCAACCTTCAGCGCGACGTGCAGCAAGACAAGCTCAGCGGGGAGGTGCTCAGTAGCCGTACTGGATCGTTAAGGTCCAGCATCGACCTCCAAGTCGATCAAAGCGGCCCCATCACCGCGAGCGTCTTTAGCAACAGCCGGTATGCCAGAGTACACGAATACGGCTTTGCCGGAACGGTGAGTGTCAGGGCGAGTCTGCGACGGATCAGGGAGGCCTTTGGTCGGCCGATCGGCGAGAAGACGATCAATGTGCGGGCCTACGATCGCCGTATGGATCTCCCCGAGCGTTCATTTCTGCGCTCAGCGCTCGAGGACATGCGGCCGGCGATCCGTGAAGGGGTGGAGGCCGCTCTGGGTGAAGCCGTAGCGCAATGAATGGGCGAGATACAGTCTCTCACGATCCGGGTGCAGCCGATGATCATCCGTGAGTCGATCTACGCCGCGCTCTGGACGCTCGGGGCCGGTGCGGCGAGCTTTGCTAGTGCTAACCGCCGGCTGCGACATTGGGCCGAAGTGGCTCCGACCGAGCAACCCGCGTTGTTCATGGCCGAAAAAGGCGGGCATGCCGTAACCAAGGCGTTGGGATCGCCGATCACATGGACACTCTACGCCGATTTCTACGTCTACGTCCATTCGAGCGATCCCTACCTGGCGCCGGCAATGCTTCTGAACCCGCTTCTCGACGCGCTCGAGGCCGCGCTGGCGCCATTGCCGGCGACTGGCATTCAAAACCTCGGATTGCCCGCGATGGTGCAGCACGCCTACATCGCCGGAAAGATCGAGACCGACGCAGGCGTGCTTGGCGACCAGGCGATCGCGATCGTCCCGGTCGAAATCCTGTGCGTCTAACCCCGCCGCCGTCTCCGAGTGACAGCCAAGAAAAATACCCGAAGCCGGGTCCCGTTCGCCTCTGCAATGAATCTTGCTCGTAGGAGTATTCCGATGGCCGTAGAGCATTCCGAAGGGAGTACGGTCTTTCCCAAGAATCATACCGGAAGCCCGACCGCCTCGAACAGCGGGACTGCTTCGATCGACCAGCTGATCGAGCGCTGGTGGCAGGACCATTTCCCGGGCTCGGCGATCGCTCGCGACACGCAGGCCTGGAACGCCGCATATGCCGCCAAGGAGGCGCTGAAGCGGCTTTTGAAAGGGAGTATCTGAGATGCAATTGAGCTTCGGCTCTGGTGCCGTCTGGGGCGAACGCACCGATGTGACTGGGTCCGGGATTGGTCCGCGCCAGTTCGGCGTGCTCCAGGATATCCAGATTGATTTCGATTGGACCGATAAGCCGTTGTACGGACAGCTTCAGTTTCCTGTGGCGATAGCGCGCGGACAGGGCAAGATCACCGGTAAGGCGAAGTTCGCCCAGATCCTCGGATTGCTCTATTCCGATATTTTTTTCGGCCTCACCCCGGCTACCGGCCAATTTGCGGTATCGCAGCTCGAGGCTGCCAGCGTCCCGGCCGTGACGCCGTATACTGTAACGGCAGCCAACGCAACCAATTACAACGACGACCTCGGGGTGGTTTACGCTGTCAGCGGCAAGCGCTTCAACCGAGTGACGACCCCCTCTGCAGCCGGTCAGTACTCGGTAAATTTCGCGACGGGCATTTATACTTTTTCTTCCGCCGATGCGAGTGCTGCCGTTTTGATCTCCTGTACTTATAACCTAACGACATCCGGCAGCAAGATCGCGATCACGAACCAGGTGATGGGGACGACGCCGACTTTCAAGGCGACGTTTTATACCAACTATGCCGGCAACGGGACGGCCTTGCGTCTCAATGCCTGCATGGCCGACAAATTGTCATTGCCGACCAAACTCGACGACTGGATGATCCACGAGCTCGATTTCTCGGCCTTTGCCGATTCCTCCGGAACGATCGGCTACCTGAGTACGGTAGAATAATGCTCCCCGGGGTGACGATTGCGATGGGTGGCCAGGATTGGCTGGTTCCGCCGCTAACTCTCGGCCAGCTTCGCCGGCTGATGCCCAAGGTGCGGCAATTCACCGAGATCGGCGCATCAATGGGCGAGACGCAGATCAGCGTGCTTGTCGAAATTGTCACCGCCGCACTGCAGCGCAATTATCCTGAGGCAACGGCAGAGATGGTCGAAAACCTGCTCGATCTCGGCAACGCCAGTGCCGTGCTGAATGCGGTTCTCACCGGTTCGGGGTTAAAGCTGCAGGACAGCCGCCTGGGGGAATCGCCTGCCCCCGGGACTGGCCCGGGGGCAGGCTCGAGAATCGCGGGACTACCATCGGATCCGGTCCAGGAGCCGCGGGCAGCTGGGGACAGATATACGGCCTCCTCGCCACCGCCTGCGGCTACAGTTATTCCATAATAGACGAAATGACGCTCTTCGATTTCGAAGAGCTCACGGCATATTGGGTCGAGCACCCGCCGGTTCATATCCTCGTCGGGGCGTATCTTGGCGCCGGGAAACATCAGCGCAGGCGCACACCGTCGGGCGGTTCCGGATCGGGACGCGCGGCGAACTCGGATCTCGGCGGGATCCTTGCCGAACTCGGCCCCGGGTTTGGCACGGGCGACGTTCATGCCGGGCTGCCGGGGGTAGTGCTCGATTTTGCTGAGCTACGCAGCCGAGCGAGGCGAGTGGATTCAGAGCTCGCAGGCGCAGTTGGCGGCAAGAAATAAGCCGCCTCAAGTGCTCACCTCGTTGAGGGGCTATCATGGCCGACATTGAAACCAGCGTCGTCATCAGTGCCCAAACCGACGACCTCCAATCCGGAATGGAGGCGGCGTCAAATTCCGTTCAGGTGGCCACGGATGCGATGCGAACCCAGCTCGCGGGGCTGGGTGCCGCCGCTCAGCAAGCGCAATCGCAGATCAACACGGCTGCCGCCCAGGTCGGATCGAGCATCGGCGCGCTGCAGTCCAAGGCCGCAAGCCTCGCGGGCTCGATCGGCAACAGCCTGACGCCAAACGGTGGGGTCGCAGACAGCCGCGATTTCGCCCAACCAGCGCGCTCGACCGCAACCACTCCCGGCCGCAATGGGACCAGCGGCAACAGCGTATCGGCGTGGCGCGCAGAGTTGCAGGAACAGTTGCTGGCGGAGCAAAGCTTCTTTGGCCAGTCGAAGGACGAAGAGCTGGCGTTTTGGCAGGATAAGCTGGCGTTGACCGAAGCGGGATCGAATGCCCGCCTAGCGGTCGAGCGCAATATTTATGAGCTCGAAAAGCAACTCGCCGCGCAAGGCGAACGCGATCAGCTCGACCAGATCAAGGCCGATCAAAAGGTCGCCGATGCGAAATTCGCGAACTATAAAGCAGCGATCGATGACGAGGCCGCGCTTGGCCAAATTTCGGCTACGGAACAGGTCCGCCAGGAGCAGGATCTCCTCGACCTCAAATGGTCTTACGACCAGGCCTATTACGCGAAGAAGCTCGATGCGGCACAGAACGATGTACGGACCCAGCAAAAGCTGATCGAGGAGCAGGAGCTTGCCTACG